AAAATGCCAATGCTTATGCGGTTGTCATCCATACCCGTGATTTGATGGAAAGGGCTTTCGCTTTGTACCATGCCGCAAGTCGCGATGAATCCACGTCCTATGAAATCGCAAGGTTTCAGGATGATTTGCAGCAAGTCGCCAAAGCTTTTGACACGTTCAAACAAACCCAACAAGGGGAAGAATAAGATGCAGACGGTTTATACTCTGGCAATTGATAAGCCCTTTGAAGTCCAACCCCTAAAAGACTTGAATCTAATGACGTTATTAGAAGCGGAATATTGGCGCGATATTGCCCGCACAATGAATAGGGTTTGTCTTGTGGTAAACTATAAAACCTTGAAAGGGCTTTCAGCATGACACGGAAAGAATATCTTAACCTTTGCCTGACAATGCCAAGGGCTTGGTTGATTGATTGTGCTGCAAATCCTTCAATCGGTATGACGCCAATGCATATCAAGCTTTGCCTAATATCTATTAGGAAAGGGGTTTGGTTATGAAGGGCTTAATTAGGGGTTGGTTGATTGAAGGGTTGGCAACCTTGCTTTTCCTTGGGGCTTTTGTTGGCTTGTCGCTTTTGTTGTGGGGCTTACAGGGCTTCGTATAAGGGGCTTACAAGGGGCAAGCTTTGTCAGGGCTAGCCTGCCCCATAGGCTAACCCCTTCCTGCCCCTTCCTTGCCCTTCCTATGGCGTCTTAGCCTATAGCTATTCTCTGCCCCTTGCCTTCATTGGCTTGGGGTTTTTCTTTTGTGGTATATATGCAATTGCATGAATATCTTAGCGCATCAATTGTTATGTTATAACGTAACATTTAGGTGGCTTGGTTGGGCTTGAAAGATTGCCCTAAGGATGGCGATTCGCCTATCCGAGTGTAAACTTTTTGCCCGAATATCTCTTGTCAATAGACTCTTTAGTGTCATTTGATAGGGGTGGGACCCCCCGAAAGATGGGCGGGGTAAACTTTAGTGTGGGGTAGACCCCTTAGGAGCCAAGACCAAAATTTTGAAAAAGAAAATGATTAGGTTGGGGATAACCTATTGATAATGCGGAACATTCTTCCCCCTACCTATTAGAATCACTTCGTGACGAATTGCTCCCTTTGGGAGAACCACAAAAAACAAAGATTATTGAATATTTATTTTCATCTACCCCTTGACAGTTCTCTTGACCAACACTATATACTTATAAGGTTTGCCCCCCTGAGTATATCCCCCTCAAAGATAGAAGATAACTATAGATCACTAAGGATACTGTAGAAGGATAGAGTCTAAAGTGTAGATGTATAGGTATATCTGTACTACAAGGACTTGATTATTAGTCATAGAGTATCTATATCCCTATAGTAGCTATGCTACATGATAGCGAAGCTATGTGACTGTAGAGAAGGGATAGACTATGACTGTAAGTAAGTATCAGGGATTTACCCGTAATGAACTAGATGACAAGTTTACCTATGACCCTATCAATGGTAGGTTCTGGAGTAAGAAGACAGGTAAGCTGTTAGACTCCACTAAAGGTGGAAGGATGTATCTGGGTGTTCGTATAGCTGATGAGATTATTGCTCTACAGCCATCTAGAGTAGCTTTGATCTTAGCTAAGAACTACTTCGTTAAGGATGATGAGGTAGTCAGGTTTGCAGATAAAGATCATCTCAACTTGACCATTGCTAACATTCTTGTGGTTAAGAAGAAGCAAAAGGCTCTTGATGCTAAGGCTTTTGATCACCCTAAAGCCCATCCTACTCCAGTAGAGGGTGTCTTTAAGATCATGCCTATGGGCTATTTTGTGGCTAGACGAGGTTCAGAACAGTCTGTCTATCGTAGCTATGACTTCGGAGAGGTGGTCAATGTCCGTAAAGAGTGGGAGATTGATAACACTATCCATCGTTGGGATGTTACGATGCCGATGGATTTTAGGTGATCTGTGCAATAAATACGGTCATTTGAAATTTATTTTGTGGTTTTGTGGTATTTTTACCACACTACCCCTTGACGTTTCTCTTGACCAACACTATATCTAATAAACAAAGGCAAAAGATCATGCTTCCCCACATATTCATGCAATCATGGAAGTGCATTAGATTGAGCCTTTGTGCCTATGGCACTATGGTGGCAAAGCCACTGTAACATATTCCACTAACGCCTTCTGGTAGCTGAATTACAACGTCAGCAAGAAACCCAAGCGCAACATAGTGGTCCAAACCGCTGTCTGTTCGTGGCGGGATACAAAACACAGTCTGCGTAGCGGACGCTGGGTCAGGGTTGGGCTGCGTATCCAACGAAAGGCTAACGGACAACCAATTCCTTATAGATTGAGAGTATTATGGCTGAACTACTAAAGCACAAGATGGAGATTGCTACTGCCATTCGCCGTCAAATCGGTGCTGGTGTGGCAATGAAAGTCATCCTCGATTTCATCCAACAATTCAAAGATGCACCCTCTTCAATGAATGGTATGTACAAGACATATCGTGCTGACATTGCAGATGCTCGTGCTAACCTACAAGAAGAGATGGGTTCTGTGGTTATCAATGCTGCCAAGGGTGGTGATTGGAAAGCTGCTGAACTTGTACTTCGTTCTAAGGCTGGTTGGTCGCCTACTCAGACTGTCGTTGAGGGTGAACCTGAAGATGAAACTTCTGATACTGGTGCTATTGATGATCTTCTGGCCTTGCTAGGTAAGACGAAAAAAGAAAAAGAAGAGTAATGGTAAAGAGAGCCACAAAGAAGCCGACACCTAAACCTGAACCTACTGGTAAGAATGGTCTAGCACTTCATGCTGATGATCTTCGTGGCATGGGTGAAGACGTAGGCGAACTTCTGGCTCAACTTGATCCTGCTAAGGCTAAGTCCCTTATCTACAACTGGCACTTCTGGGCTAGACCCAATCAGCTTGCACCTTCGGGTACATGGAACACTTGGTTCATCAATGCTGGTCGTGGCTTTGGTAAGACAAGGGCTGGTGTTGAGTGGGTCAGGGAGAAGGTTAAGGCTGGTGCAAAGCGTATTGCTGCCATTGCTGCTACTAACTCCGACATTGAACGTGTTATGATCAATGGTGAGTCTGGTTTCCTTGCCCGTTGTTGGGAAGGTGATAAGACTAATCGTGGTGTTAAGATGGGGTTGCCTGTGTGGTCCCCTACCAAGCGTACGTTGACTTGGGAGAATGGCGCACAGGTTCAGTTCTTCTCAGCAGAGGAACCAGAGCGTCTTCGTGGCCCTCAGTTCGAGTGTGCATGGGGCGACGAACTTGCTGCTTGGAATAAAGACCGTGACACTTGGGATATGCTCCAATTCTGTCTGCGTCTAGGCAAACACCCCCAAGTCTGTATTACCACAACACCAAAGCCAACTAAGTTGGTCAGGGAAATCCTGAAGAAAGATACCACTGTTGTAACGAGTGGTTCTACTTTCGATAACTCAGCTAACCTTGCTGCTCCTTATCTGGCTACAGTTAAAAGTCAGTATGAAGGAACCCGTCTTGGTCGGCAGGAACTCTATGCAGAAATCCTTGATGAAGCATCAGGTGCTTTGTGGAATAGAGACATCCTACAGACTTGTGAGACAGACATCCCTGATCCTGTAGACTTCGCTAACACCCTAGCAAGGGTTGTTGTGGCTATTGACCCTGCGGTCACAGCTAACGCAGAAAGCGACATGACAGGTATTGTTGTGGCTGGTATCGACATCAATGGGATGTGCTATGTCCTTGAGGATGCCACAGAACGCTACTCCCCTGAACAGTGGGCCTCCAAGGCCAATGAACTCTATCACAAGTATTCCGCTGATCGTGTTGTGGCAGAACGCAACCAAGGTGGGGATATGGTTCGTCATACCCTTCAGACTGTCAATGAAGTCATCCCTATCCGTCTCGTTCATGCTTCTCGTGGCAAGTATGCTCGTGCAGAGCCTATCTCAGCCCTCTATGAGCGTGGTAAGGTTAAGCACTGTAAGGGTCTTGATGAACTAGAGAACCAGATGGTTCAGTGGGAACCTATGGGTTCTATCGGTTCACCTGACCGTCTTGATGCCCTTGTCTGGGCTTTGACTGACCTAGCCCTAAACGGGGTTGCTAAACCCTTCCTAAATTTGGCCTATTCTGATGCGAAAGGTCTTCTCAGCCCTAAAAACTAATCACAGGTAGCCAAATGAATAAACTCAGCGAAACAGCGGCTAAGATTGAACTTGGTGTCTCTGGTAAGAATACCTACACTGGAGACATCCGCGCTGACGAGTTTCTTCAGGAACTTCGTGGCAAGAGGGCTATCCAGAAATATCGTGAGATGCGAGACAACAACGCTATCGTTGGTTCCATCATGTATGCCGTAGAGCAGACCCTACGCGATGTTAAGATTGAAGTCAAACCCGCTGATGATAGTGCTGTTGCCAAGCAAGAGGCAGACTTCCTACAGTCTGTCCTTGATGACATGGATCACTCCCTTGATGACCATATCTCTGAAGCCCTGTCCTACTTGACCTATGGTTTCTCGTGGTTCGAGGTTGTCTATAAGCGCCGTGAAGGTGACTTCCGCTCTCCCAAGAAGAACTCTAAGTTTGAGGATGGTCGTATTGGCATCAAGAAGATTGCCATCCGCGCACCTTGGACTGTAGAGAGTTTTGAAGTAGACCAACAGACTGGCGAAATTCTTGGTATGTATCAAGAGGCCACTTGGGGTAAACGGAACTTTATGATCCCCACAGAGAAGTCTGTGTACTATCGTACTACAAGCCTGAACAATGATCCCTCTGGTAGGTCGGTGCTTCGTAATGCTTATGTTAGCTACACATATCTCAATAAGATTCAGGCTTATGAAGCTACTGCTATTGAACGAGAACTACATGGTGTGCCTGTTGGCCGTATGCCAGCGGAGTATATGAGTTCAGATGCTTCTGTTGATCAGGTTGCTCTTCGTGGTCAGTTTGAGCGTATTCTTCGGGACTTGAAGAACAACGAACAGGGTTATGCACTTCTGCCATCTGACCTCTATGTTGATGCAGATGGAAAGCCTACCAATCAACGTCTTATGGATATTGAACTGATCACAGCAAATGGCTCTCGTTCTATTGATATTGACCCTGTTGTCAAGCGTTACCAACACGATATTGCTCGTAGCCTTATGGCTGAGTTCCTCATGCTTGGTTCTGGCTCTGGTTCTTATGCTCTGTCAAAGACTAAGACAGACCTTTTCCTGAGAAGTCTTGAAAGTTACATCAACACTATCGTAGATGTCCTTAACAAGCAGCTTGTAGAGCGTTTGTGGCAGTTGAACGGACTGTCTTGGGATACGATGCCCAAACTTGTTGCTGGTGATGTGGCTCCCCATGATCTGCGTGAGATTGCTTCCTTCCTGCGTAACATCAATGGCGCTGGTATTGAACTGCAAGATCAGACTGAGGTTGTTACCGACCTTATGAGTATCGCTGAGATTGAGTTTGATAGTAATAAGTATGAAGCTAAGTTGCAGAAACCTGTGGTTGGAGAAGTAAATGTCTGATTGGGGACAATACCTACTTAGGGACAGTTACTTCTCTATCGCTCAAGGTCAAATCAATGGCTATTCCCTTGTCCATGTGACGGGGTATAATCCCGATATTGATCTTGCCGCAGACGAGACTGTCTGGTCTGCTGGGGGATTGTACCCTTGGTCCGTCTGGGACTCTGTGAGGCTCGTCACTGTGGTTTCTGCATCAGCTTCTGACACAGGGTCTGTTGTGGTAAGCGGTCTAGATGCAGACTTCAACCCAATCACAGAAGAGATTGATTGCACTGGGACCACTGCCTCTACAGGCACTGTGCAGTTCAAACGTGTAAACTCCGCTGTCTATAAGAACGGTGCATCTAACAACGCTGGCAACATCACGCTTACTGCTAATGGTAATACTATTGGGCTTATCCAAACTGGTATTGGGCAAACCCTTAACGGCATCTACACGGTCCCCGCTGGATACACAGCCTACATCCTGACTGGCGACTTTAGTGTTCAGAAGGGTAAAGACGCTCAAGTACGTTTCTTTATTAGACCTTTTGGACAAGGTTTCCGTATTGCTCACATTAGTGAAGTTTTCCAACACACTTATAGATACGACTTCTATGCTCCTGTTGCAATGCCTGAAAAGACTGACCTTGATGTTCAAGCCTCTCAGGCTGAAACAAACAACACACGGGTTACTACAAACTTTTCCATGATTTTGGTTGATAACAATGCCATACAGTAACAATGATGAATTGCCTAAAGCAGTTCGAGATAAACTCTCCCCGCATCAACAATCTGTCTTCCGCAATGTCTTCAACTCCATGATGGATCAAGAAGGTATGTCTGAAAGTAGAGCCTTTGCTGGTGCGTGGTCACAGGCCAAACAAGCTGTTCAAAAAGCTGACTACCAAGGCCAGAGTGTCGAACTAGACAAGCCCTTCCGTATGCCCTCTGGGTCTACCAAGAAGTTTGGTGTCTATGTCAAAGATGGCGACAAGGTTAAGAAAGTTACCTTCGGTGATCCAAACATGGAAATCCGCCGTGATGATCCTGATGCTCGTGCTAACTTTCGCGCTCGTCATTCCTGCGATGCCGCCACAGATAAGACAACTCCTCGCTACTGGTCTTGTCGTATGTGGGAGGCAGGAACGTCTGTCTCTGAGATGACCAACAAGGTAGAGATTGTAGGCGAAATCCTTAAGCGTGACGATGAAGAGCGTCTTGCCTTCGGTTGGGCTTATGTCTCTACAGTAGACAATCAAATCAGTCTTGATCACAGTGGTGAGTTTATCCGCCCAGATCAGTTGGCTAAAGCAGCCACAAACTTTATGCTCTCCCTTCGTACAGCTAAAACAATGCACTCTGGTGCTAGTATCGGGGAAGTTGTCCATTCCATGCCTTTGACTAACGAGATTGCTAAGGCGTTGGGTATCCAGTCTAACCGTGAGGGCTGGCTAGTCGCCATAAAGGTCTATGATGATCAAGTTTGGCAAGATGTTAAAAGCGGTAAACTAGCGGCCTTCAGTATTGGTGGTCGTGCTTTGAAGGAGATGGTGTAATGCCCACCGAACTCGTAAACTTGGAACTTGAGGAAGTCTCCTTGGTCGATATGGGCGATGACCCACTCGCTAAGGTTGCCATTTTCAAGATCAGCCCTGAAGGGGAAGACATGAAAGATAATATGGAAGCCCAAGAAGAAAAGCCTATGGAAAAGGCCGAAATGTGTGAGAACTGCACTGACGCAAACTGCATGGGTTGTGAAGGTGAATCTGACATGACGGCTATGGAATCCGACAAGGGTTATGATGAGAAGCCCATGCGTAAGTCATGGAAATCTGAAGCACAGGCTTTTGAAGAAGTCAATAAGTTGCTTCTGGAAGAAGTCGAAACTTACAAAGCTAAAATCTCTGAATTGGAAGCTGCTGCTGTTGCTAAAGCTGCCCCCGTTGAAGAGATGCTCGAAGTTGAAGGTCAGATGATTGCTAAGTCGGCTATCCCTGCCCCAATCCTTAAAAAACTAGAAGAGATGCAGAAGGCTGTAGAAACCGAAGCACTCCGTAAACGCGCAGAAGAAGTACTCCCGAACTTTAAGGGAACTGCTGATGAGCGTGGTAAACTGTTGAAGTCTGTGGGCGAAGATGAAAGTCTGCTTGCACTTCTTAAAGCTGCTGATGCTGCTTTCGCTGGTGTCTACCAAGAAGTCGGTAAGACAGACGCAGCTAATGATCTGAAAACTGCCACAGAAAAGTTGAATGACTTGGTGGTTGGTTATCAGGAAGAAAAGAAAGAAAAAGACTTCCACAAGGCATACGCCGCCGTTATCAAAACCGCTCAGGGCCGTGCCCTAGTGCTTGAAACCTACAAAAATCAATAAGGAGCCTTTATTATGGCATTTACGGAAAATATGGCTACTCGGACCTACGTTTCGGGTTCTGCTGTCGCTCAATTCACTTTTGTCTCGTTGGCCTCAGACGGTCAAGTTGACAACACCTCGGCTAACGCTCGCACTGATGGTGTGGCATTGATGGCTGCTGCTGGCGCTAATGAAGCCATTGCTGTTGCTTATGATGGTCGTGTGACTGTCTTGGCTGGTGGCACGATTACTCGTGGTGCTGCTGTTGCAGTTGGTACTTCGGGCAAGGCTAAAGCTGCTGCCTCGACCAACGTGATCGTGGGCTTTGCTCTCGAAGCCGCTGTTGATGGTCAAATCATCACCATTGAACTGTCTCGTGCTGATAAAGCCGCAGCCTAATCTAGTTTGAAATAAGGAATATCAAAAATGGCTATGTTGTCCCCTAGCGCCGTCCATATCGACGCCCCGCTTACTAACCTGACTATCGCCTTCCTGCAAGATGCTAACGGCTTTATTGCTGATCGTGTCTTCCCGAAGGTTTCGGTTTCCAAGAAGACCGACAAATACTACATCTATAACCGCGCTGACTTCAACCGCACTGGTCAAGTTCAGGCTCGCGCTCCCTTCACTCAGGCTCCTCGCGTTGGTATGTCCCTCTCGACCGATACCTACTCGGCTGACGTTTTCTCGCTGGCGCAGCCCTTCGATTTCTATACCTTGGCTAACGAAGACGCAGCTTTGGACATCCGCGCTGCTGGCGCTCAGATGCTGACCCACCAACTCCTGATCGACCGTGAAATCAAGTGGGCTACCTCCTACTTCGCTGGTGGCATCTGG